CATGAAAGAAGCAGCCAAGGCCAAGCGTTATGCCGTTCAGGATGAATACGATGCCGAGGAAGAAGAAAAAGACGAAATGAATGAAGAAGAGGAAGAGGAAGGCGAAGAAGAGGAAGGCGAAGAAGAGGAAGGCGAAGAAGAAATGAACGAAGCCGCCGAAGAAGAGGAAGAAGAGGAAGAGGAAGGCGAAGAAGAAGAAGAAGAAGAGGAAGAGGAAGGCGAAGAAGAGGAAGAAGAGGAAGAGGAAGGTGAGATGAAAGAATCTTTCAACTCCCTTTTCTCTGGAACCGATCTCTCCGAGGACTTCAAACTCAAGGCCGAAACCCTCTTTGAAGCCGCCGTGAACGAACGTGTTCAGGCTATTGAAGAACAACTTGCCAACAAGTTTACCGATCTTCTTGAATCCGAAGTGAAGACCATTGCCAACGACCTTACGGAAAAGGTTGACTCTTATCTGAACTACATTGTTTCTGAATGGCTCGAAGAGAACAAACTCGCTGTCGAGAACGGCATTCGTACCGAAATTGCCGAGTCATTCATTACGGGTCTTCGTGGCCTGTTCATGGAACACAATATTGCCGTTCCTGAAGGTGAAATAGATCTTTTGGACGAAACAGCAGTAAATCTTGCTAAGGTTACAGAAGAACTCAATCACCAAATGCAAAAGAATTTGAATTTGACTGAACAACTCTCTGCTTACCAAAGAGCCGAAATCTTTGCCGAAGCAACCGAAGGACTTTCCGATAGCCAAATCGAAAAACTCCGCAATCTTGCTGAAAACATGGACTATGACACCAATGACGAGTTCAAGGCCAAGATTGGCGTCCTGAAAGAAAACTACACCAAGACCTCTTCCGAGCGTCCTGTTGTTTCCTCCGTTCAGATCGAAGAAGCCGGAGAAACCGACACCCTTACCGAAGAAACTGAACCAGGCGTTGCTGCTTATATCAACGCCATGACCCGTAAAATCAAGTAAGTAGAAATCACCAAATTACTACATAACCAAGAATCTACAGATTTCAAAGGAGATAGAAAGATGGAAACGACCGCACTACAAACAGAAAGAGCACTGAAGAAGTGGAAGCCAATTCTTGAGCATCCAGAACTTGGTGCAATTACCGATCCATACCGCAAGAGCGTCACGGCTCTGCTTCTTGAGAACCAACAACAGGCAATCAACGAAGCAGCACCAGTAAACGCCCTCGGCGCAGGACTCGCAAATCTCGCACAAACAGGAAACTCTTCGCTACAGTCATTCGACCCAGTGATGATTTCTCTTGTTCGGCGTGCCATGCCAAACCTGATCGCATACGATGTATGCGGTGTTCAGCCTATGACCGCACCAACTGGCCTCATCTTCTGTATGAAGGCTCGTTATGCCAGCAGCAACGGTGGAAGCGTCAGCGTAGGAAAGACAAACTCTGAAGCCCTCGGTCTTACCGCAGCAGATTCTTTCTACTCAGGTACTGGTCCTGGTCAAACGGCAGGTACTGTTGGCGCTGCGTATACACAACCATTCGACCCTAATGGTTCTTATGCCAGAGCCACCGCAGAAGCCACCCTTGCCACACTGCTAGATATGAGTGGTTCTGGTCATCCAAACGGCGTAAGCGGTACTTCTGCTTACTCAGGCGTTGGAATGTCCACTCAAGTCGGCGAAGCGGGTCTGTACACAAACCAAGGTTTCAACGAAATGGGCTTCTCCATCGAGCGTACCTCGGTGATTGCTCGTTCCCGTGCGCTCCAAGCATCCTACTCTGCTGAAATCGCACAAGACCTCAAGGCTGTTCATGGTCTTGATGTTGAAACCGAACTCGCAAACATCCTCACGAACGAAGTTCTTGCCGAAATCAATCGTGAAGTTGTTCGTACAATCTATCAGGTTGCTAAACTCGGTTGCAACACCACCGGTTTCAATGTTTCTCCAGCAGGCGTCTTCGATGTTCAGTTCGACTCCGATGGTCGTTGGGCAGCGGAACGCTTCCGTGGCCTGATGTTCCAGATCGAGCGTGAAGCAAATCAGATTGCCAAGGAAACCCGTCGTGGTAAGGGCAATATCATCATCTGCTCCAGCGATGTTGCTTCAGCCCTCTCCATGAGTGGTCTGCTCGAAGCAAATCAAAGCGGTGCGTTTGGCAAGGACATTGACGACACAGGCAATACCTTCGTTGGTACTATCGGTCGCTTCAAGGTCTATATTGATCCTTATGCTCCAGCAGGAACTGACTTCGTGGTTGTAGGCTACAAGGGAACCTCGCAATACGACGCAGGCTTCTTCTACTGCCCATACGTCCCACTACAGATGGTTCGTGCTATCGACCCAACGACCTTCCAGCCAAAGATCGGCTTCAAGACTCGTTACGGAATCGCAGCAAATCCATTTGCCACAAGTGGAAACTCAGTTCTGAACTACGATCTCGGTGTTCAGGCTCGTTCCAACACTTATTATCGTATCTTTGCGGTTTCCAACCTCCACGGCGTAACAGCCGCAGGAATGTGATTCCTGAAAGATAAAGAAAAGTAGATTCAAGGTGATCGCAGGCGGGGAGGAGAAATCCTCCCCGCTTTCTTTTTGCCCCTAAATACCCTTGTCCGTTTGACTTTCTTCTGCCCCGTGGTATACTTTCCTAATGACTTTTGAAGAACTACAAAACGAAATTGAAAAAGACCTTGCGATGGACGATACGCAATTGGATATGGAATCCCTTCGGATTCCCCAACTCCACAACAAGTATCTGAAGTACCTGTATTCCGAAAAACTGTCCCTGAAGAAACTGCGAAATGATTTGGGAGAACTGTCCCGAGTCAAGCACGAATACTATACAGGCAAAATGGACGAAGACTCCCTGAAAGAACGGGGTTGGGAACCGTTCCAACTAAAGGTTCTTCGCAATGATATAGACATGTACCTGGATTCGGACAAGGACATTATTCGTCTACGGAGCCGTATCCAATTACAAGAAGAGCGTGTGGACTACTTGGAAGCCGTGGTGAAGGGCATAGCCAATCGAGGCTGGCTTATTCGCAATGCCATTGACTGGAAAAAGTTCTTGGGTGGTGTGTAAATGAGCCTTCATCATTGGGAAGAATCTGAGATTTCCGATGATTTTCTATCCATAGATACGGATGGAATGAATGAAATTACAGCAACCCAAATTGATGCGGTCTATACCCGAATTGAATGCGACCGTGGAGTGGCACAAGAGATCTCGGATTTCTTTACCTTCAAGGTGCCCGGCTATCAGTTCATGCCCGCATACCGAAACAAGATTTGGGACGGCAATATACGCCTATTCAATACGACAGACCGTCGCCTGTATGTGGGGTTGACGGATTACCTGTCTAAGTTCGCCCAAGACCGTGGCTATCCCCTAAACCTCTGCCGTATTACTGAAAACGCACATTGGGCCACCCGTGAAGAAGTAATCCAATATCTCCAATCCTTGGAACTCACGGCAGCAGGCAAGCCTATCACCCCACACGAACACCAGATTGATGCGATATGCTCGGCCATCAATGAGCAACGATGCCTGCTCCTGTCACCCACAGCCAGCGGCAAGTCTCTTGTGATCTACTCCACAATACGGTATTTGCTTGATCGTGTAGGAGACGACCAGTCCAAACGGATTCTCCTGATCGTTCCCACAGTAGGTCTAGTGAACCAAATGGTTTCTGATTTCAAGGACTATTCCCGAACAAACGGTTGGGATGTGGACCGGCATTGCCAAGCCATTTTCTCGGGCCAAGACAAACACACCCGTGCCCGTGTGGTCATATCCACATGGCAATCCATTTTCCGCATGAAGCCCGAATACTACAAGGATTTCTTTGCGATCTTCGGGGACGAGTGCCACTTGTTCAAAGCCAAAAGCCTTACCTCTATCATGGAAAAGGCCAAGGGTGCCCACTACCGCATTGGAACCACGGGAACGCTTGACGGCACGCAGACCCATCGCCTGATTATCGAGGGGCTGTTCGGCAAGGTAATAAAAGTCACAAGCACCAAAGACCTTATCGACAAGAATCTCCTGTCCGATTTGGAGATCGAATGTATCACCCTGAAATACCCTGAGAGCGAGCGGCGTGCGACCAAAGGTATGCGGTATGCGGACGAAATCAAATGGTTGAGTCAGCACCCCAGACGAAATCGCTTTATCGGGGAGATGGCAACACGGCTCGGGGGAAACACCCTTGTGCTGTTCCAGTTTATTGAACACGGCAAGGAACTACACAGGCTTATAGAAGAACTTTCTGGGGGAAAACACCAAGTTTTTCTTGTGTACGGAGCCACGGAAGCCGATACAAGGGAAGAGGTTCGTCGTCTGGCCGAAGCCAACGAAAATGCCGTAATCGTGGCATCGTACGGCACATTCTCCACAGGCATTTCTATCCGCAGGCTACACAACATCGTATTTGCCTCACCGTCCAAGTCCCGCATACGGGTGCTACAGTCCATCGGCAGGCAATTACGGAAATCCGAACATAAGACCCATGCCCGCCTTTTTGATATTGGGGACGACTTGTGCCTGAAGTCCCACCGCAATCATACCTTCAAGCATCTGACCGAACGGGTGAACCTATACATACAAGAGAAGTTCAACTACCGTATGGTCCGCATTGACCTGTAAGCAGGAGTACCATGACTAAAGAAAAAAGCGAACACATTCTGTTAAAATTGCGTAGCGGAGAAGAGATCATCGGTAAACGGGTTTCTGCTAAACGGGGCCATACAGGTCTGGAAAGACCACTACAAATCAATAAATCTTCCATTATTGACCCACATTCAGGAGAAATACGCAAAAATATCTGCGTGCTCCGAGACTGGATGGAGTTTGCGGTTGAAACCCGATGCGAAATACCCAACGATTCCATACTCTTTAGCAATACTCCCACCCCTGAAGTGGTTCAGCGGTACAAGCACGAACTCGATCGTCAGGACATTAATGCGGAAGTCCTGAAGTCCCTGCCGGATTCTGAACTCAATAAGATTATGGACGATATAGAAAAGGTTGAAAAGCCTCCCATAGACCCCCTGCTCGCACGCCTCATGCGCATGGGCGAGGGTGCGAACCCCAAGCCTAATCCACAGGACCAAATCCTCAACGATATGCTTAATAAAATGACTGGACAGAAGCCCCAAATGTGGGGGCCACCGCCAGGAGCAGGTAATCAGGGAGCAATTACCATTACGATGTCCATACCACCCGATGTGTTTATGAATATTCTTTTTAATCTTCCTATGTTTGATGGGGTTTGGGGAGAGGAACTTCCCGAAGATGAAGACGGGGACGATGATGATGACGAGGGCGACCAACCCAAGCCTCCACCCAAAGGTCAGGCTCCCAAAGGACGAAAGCCCAAGAAAGACAAAGACGACGAGCCTCCGTCCAACGGCTGGCATGGTCGTTTCGGTTTCCCTAAATGACCCCTATTAGTGCCCAGGAGTGTTCATTGAAACTGGACACACTAGTTAGGCTCGCACGTGCGGGGGCACACGGGAGAAGGTGCTAAAATAGAAAAAGATTCTATGGGGATTCTTGTTGACCCCGTGGAACCTATGGGGCATACTGTTCGTACATACGGCACGATACACCAAAGGAGTACAGGTTTTGAGTAAAGGCAAACAAAAGCGTGAACACTACATCGACAATGACAAGTTTTTCGAAGAAATCAAGGCATGGAAAAAGGCAATATACGATGCGGAAGCGGTGGGAGAACCCACACCCCCTGTGACCCCGTATATCGGTGAGTGTTTCGTAAAGATCGCAGAGCAGTTGTCTTCCAAACCTAATTTTGCCCATTACCCGTATCGGGATGAGATGATATGTGATGGCATAGAGAACTGTGTGGTGTATGCTGCGAACTTTGATCCCGAAAAGAGCAAGAATCCTTTTTCATATTTCACGCAGATCATCTACTTTGCGTTTCTCCGCCGTATCCAACGGGAAAAGAAGCAGTCCTTTATCAAGTACAAACTGGTTCGAGACAAGGTGGGTGATGCGGGAATAGGTAAACTTAATTTTCAACTGAAGGGCATCGAGGATCTTCCCTTTGACTACAAAGATCCTGCGGCCAAAACATTCGATCTCTCCGATAATGATATAGACAACTTTACCCGTGAAGTGGAGCGTGATTCCAAACGGGGCAAAAAGCGAAAACCCAAGGCCAAAAAGAAGCCCAAAGGTTTGGAAAAACTAATGGAGAATGATGATGAAGATAGCGGTAATCTCTGACACCCATTTCGGGGTGCGGAACGACTCGCCCCTGTTTCTTGAATACTCCTTTAAGTTCTTTGACCAGATATTCTTTCCGTACCTGAAGGAACACGGAATCGATACGGTCATCCATATGGGCGACCTGCTGGACCGCCGTAAGTTTGTTAATTTCAATACCCTTTCCCAAGTGAAGCGGCGATTTTTCGGTCCCATGAAAGAGATGGGGATAAAACTCCACTGTATTCCGGGAAACCATGATGTCTATTGGAAAAATACCAATGACCTGAACTCCCTGAAGGAGTTGTTCCACCACGATATTCACCTGTACGAGGAGCCCACCACTGTGGAGTTTGACGGGTGTTCGATGCTGTTCATGCCGTGGATAAACAAAGAGAACGAAGAGGCATGTATCCTTGCTTTGGACTCGTCGACGTCTCCGGTGCTTGTGGGACACCTGGAACTTGACGGCTACGAGGTGCTCCGTGGGGTAAAGCACCACGGGGGCATGGGAGACAAGATCTTGGAGAAGTTTGACTTGGTTCTATCAGGACACTTCCACTGCCGACATAAACAGGGTAATGTGTGGTATTTGGGAACGCAGTACGACCTGAGTTTTGCGGATGTCCATGAACACAAGGGATTCCATGTGTTTGATACAGCCACACAGGGAATCGAGTTCGTGGAAAACCCATACAAGATGTACCATAAACTGTACTATAACGACACCGAAACGGATTACAGCGGGCTGAAGTGCGACAAGTACCGGGACACCTACCTGCGTATCGTGGTGACTCGTAAACGCAACGAGACAGCCTTTACGGGCCTCTGTGAGAGCCTGATTGCCGCCGGAGTCGCCAACCTGTCCATTGTGGAGGAGTATGCGGAGGAAACCACGGAGGAGTCCCGTGTGGACATCTCCAAAGGAACTCTGGAACTCATAAATGATGCCATTGACGAGATTCAGTTAGATGTAAACAAGGAAAAACTAAAGAATACTATTCGGGAACTGTATGTGGACAGCCTGAGTCTGTGAAATCCTACATATTACGGGATTTTGTCTAAATGGAGAGGTTAAATGGCAAGAAAAGATGAACCTGTAAGTATACGGGAACGGTTTGTGGGGGTTCTGGAGGGTTTTCTCCAGGAAGCCTACGAGCAACAGCCTGCTCCTGAAACAAATCCAGACCGTTCTATCAAGAACCTGAACAGGTTGCTACAACTGGTGAAAGCAGGTCTGGTTCCCGAAGACCTTATGTACAAAATGTTCAATGTGCTGAAAGACCCCAAACGATTTGGAGTCACTCCCAAACTGCGGAACCAACTGTTCGATGTAATGATAAAGACCCTGAACTACATTGTGATTGATGACCCTGCTGCATGGGCACGATACAGAAATTACCTGCTACGGCAGAAGTCGGAAAAGGAAAAAGCAAAAGAAACAATAGACCAAGAAATGGAAGAACAAAGGAGAACACCGATGGATAAGAGAGAAATGTACAAGAATCTGAATGAAGAAGTAAACCGTATGCTTCGCAAGCATCGTGCTGGCAGTTTAGACGAACAATTTGAATATGCCGCCCAAGAACTTGCCGAGGCAATGGAAGACCCCGCAAAGGTTAATGCCCTGCTGAAAACAGGTCTGGTAGACCCTGCCAAACTATCCCGTGTTCGCACGGCACTAAAGGATCCAGACAAGGCAATAAAGAATGCGGGCATTCGTTACGACCTTATCAACATGCTTATGTCGCTTATCAATATCGTGACTACCAATCCTGGCGTATACCAGAAGGTCCGGAAGAGCGCAAAGGATATGGGCGAGCCTGTACACGAAGAGAAGGATGCGGAATATGATGCCTTTTTCCGCCAAGCCCTCGAAAAGTTCGGAAAGTCTGGCGTTGGAGAAATGAGTCCTGAAGAGAAGAAAAAGTTCTTCAACTATGTGGATGCCAACTGGAAGGGTAGGGGGGAAGTGAAAGAAGGCGAGGATAAATCTGATTCTGAAAAACTAAACTTTGTAAAGAGCCTGAAATCATTCAAGAAATAAATGAAGTCCTTTATACAGTATATTCTTGAAGCATCCAAGGGGATTAAGGGGTTCGATGACCCGTGGGCGGTCATGTCCCCAGAAGACCGCAAGGAGGCGTTTCGCCTGTTCAAGGCGTCCATGAAGGCGATGCCAGGTTCGCCGAGGCAGAAGGAACTGTTTGCCAAACTAATGGTTCTTTACAAGAAATACGGTATAGGACAGAAAGACAGCAAAGAAAAATGAATATATTACAATTAAAGTTATGCCTTGCCGCACTTCTCGGTGTTGGCACGGCAGTGGTGTCGTTGTTTTCGTGTAGTAACAGTGCTGTAGACAAGGGGATGTCTGTTCCTGAGTCCCATTCTGTGGTGGAGGTGGAACTTTCTCCACCAGACCCAAAACTTGTGGAACTGCTGCGTGGATTCTCCTATCTCTCAGAGGAAGATGACACCTGTTACGATTTTGTTGGTCGTGTTATTAATCCTGATGGTGGACTAATAGGAACATGCGTGCTTATTGATCCAAATGTTGCCATTACCGCATCACATTGTGTAATTGAAGGCAAAATGGACAATACCAAAATCCCCCGTGTTCAGTTCGGTCTTGGCGTATATGAAGTAGAACGGATTGAGATATGCCCTCTCTTAAAAGAAAGGGACACCCGTGGTTTTCTTGGGATGACCATTGTTGGGGATCTTGCGGTTCTTAAGTTGACAAAAAAGGTTCCCACCGAAACACTACCAATCATGGCTAACGGAGTGAACTCCGTCCGAACATATGAAGAAGTGAAACTTGTAGGGTTTGGACACGGAGTCAAAAAAGAAACTGTGGGTGATTCCCTCTATACATCAGGGATCACTGTGGATTATCCAGAAGACATTCCCATGTACGGGTGTTTTGCTCGCCCGTGGTTTGGTGATTCTGGTGGACCTATTTTTAATTCAAACGGAGAACTGGTGGGTATACTGTATCGGTTTTCCTCAATGGGAGAAGATCCAGAGGGAGTGGCTGTGGAATATGTTGCGAACAATTTGGGGTATTACGAAGGCTGGATACGGATAATGCGGCGAACTCTGGGAGAGCCTCTGCCCTAAATACCTGTACGATGGTGGAACTTGTTTTAAATGATTTTGACTTTCGTGAACTCTGTGGTAGTATTTCACTATGATTACATTTGAGCGGATCAGATGGCGTAATTTTCTGTCAACAGGCAACCACTTCACGGAAGTGGATTTGTTACGGCACAATACAACTCTCATCACAGGTGAGAACGGCTCGGGGAAAACAACACTCCTCGACGCTCTCACCTTTGTGCTTTTTGGCAAGCCGTATCGAAACATCAATATTCCTCAACTAGTCAACTCTGTAAATGAACGGGATTGTCTGGTCGAGGTGTGGTTTTCGGTAGGCGGCAGCAAATACGAGATCCGTCGTGGTCTTGCCCCGAAGGTATTTGAGATCATTAAAGACGGAAAACTTGTGGATGTGTGTGCCAATGCCAAGGATTACCAAAAGGTTTTGGAAGAAC